TACCAGTGAGCGTGTTATTGGTGAGATCAATGGATTTGTTGGTGAGCGTGTCGGTTGTGGCAAGCCCAACCAAAGTATCATCAGCATCCTGAACTGTGAGTGTGCGCGTTGTTCCAGTTGTAAGCCCTGATACTTGGAACTTAACTACCTTAGTCGGATCTGCATCATCACGAATCTCGAACTCAGCATCCTCGAGATAGAGTGATGCAGTCATATCGACAAATGACGTACCGCTGCTACCATATACAATAATATGGGTATTGCCATCCCGTAGTGTTACACCAGTACCGCCTGCTGGCTGAAAGGTGAATGCCGAACCGGTTGAGTTCTTGACCATCCACACCATGTTCTCAGCAGGTACAGTAACTGTTCCAGCAGTTCCCGTGAACTCAATGAATGCAAAGAAGCTCTCTTCTTGAGCAACACTAGATGTATTAGTAATATCATTTGCATCAAGGGTCTCAGCGCCAGCTAGGGTAATTTTCTTGTAACCCCTAACTGCTGAATCCAGTCTATCAAAGTTTAGGTTCGCCAAGTCACCCCACTCGTTTGAGTGAGTACCCTCTTCCATTTTAAGCAAGCCTAAGCAATCACTATTTGAATCAGCCATTATTAACTCCAATCATCATTATTCTGTCCATTCTGTAACTGGTATTACTGGTGGGTCAACCCATGTATTTGGTGTACCTTCGCTTATATCGCCCCAAATATCTACAACATTCTCTGTCGAAGGCTCAAGCCATGTACTCTCCATCGACATTTCTGTACCAAAACCTTCTTGAAACAGCCTAACTTCAACATTCTCTTCACCAATGTTTACAGTAGCACTTAATCCAGTTATACTCTTATTAGCAAATAAGGCTTGTAGCCCAATACTGCTTGTTATCTCTTCGCCAGTTGGTAGAAATATTACTGTTGGTATTTCCTCACCTTGCCCAGTTGTTGCTACTTCCCCTGTTAAACTTACTTTTGTATTTGGTACTTCTTCACCTTGGCTTATAGTGAGAACTTGTCCTGTAAGTGACAGGAGGACCAATAGGCTCTCTTCTCCGATTGATCCACTAAGCTCTTGCCCACTAGGCAAAACACGACTTTCAACGTTTTCTTCACCTTGCGAAGTTGTGAGAGAATCCAATCCAAAATAGTTGTCGCCGTAGGTACTGACACCATACTGGTAATTCCCCCAACCTTCGAATGATACGCTGAAGTCAGCCACATTTAGGCAATCCTAATGATAGCGTTTGATGCATCTGCCGTAGGCCATTCAATAGTAAACGTGCCCGCTGTTACTGTCTGATCACCACCAAAGTCCAAAACAGCAACTGCCTTGTTTGAGTCAGTAGAATTGTAAATCAATGCTCCTGCACAAGTAAACGAAGCACTTGTCCATGCTGCATCCGCAAAATCAATATAGGCTGTAGTACCACTAGTTGTTGGTGTAACATTGGTGAGTGCTGCCCCGCCAGCTGTATATCCAGTGCCACTAGTCTCATTGGTTGCACTATATGCTGTTGTGCTAGCATCTAATGAAGCAGTCGATGTATACAATGCAATTTTAAAAGTGTCGCCTGTAGTAGTTGTGAAATCATGTGTGCCTTCCATCAACTCTTTTTTAAAGGATGTACATAGTGCTTGTGTTATTGCCATTTTACTGCGCTCCTACTTTTACAGATCTGTAACGATCCTCTGTTTGTCTATTTCTAAAGTTTTCTTCAACTAATAATGCTTGCAATGCTTGCTGATAACGCGATTGATAAAGTGCGATATCTTCTTGACGCATACGATTATAAATCGCACCTTCAAGAATACAAGCAGCTAGCAATAAATCTGGTGCCTCTAAGCTCAACCAAGTTGTAGTATTCGTTGCGCTCAGCTGCTCTGGCCTATATGTATACTGCGTTTCAATAGTATCAGCAGCATCTGGTGATGGAGCTAAAATAATAGCTTCTGCATCATACCAGGCAAAATACTTTGGCTTACCAGTTGTGTCCCGATCTGTTACATATTCATCCATGAACGAAATGTCCTTTTGCTCAAGAACAACTCGATCATTTGTGGTTACATCAATAATCTGGACGCCACGAATTACAACAGCATCTGCTGGAAGCGATACAAACTCATCACCAACAGTTAGCGTTGCAGTCTTATATTTTCTGCCTTCGTTGAGATCAACAGAACGATAAATTTCCTTTTCTGCAAATTCAATAAATAGATCAATATTACCAACCATTGAAGTCTCTGTTGACTCCAACCATTCTTGAATCGCAGTTTTTAATTCAGCATATGTCATGTAATTGTTACCGTAACAGTGCCTAGCGACATAGATGGTTTAAACCCATTATAAGACTTGCCAATTGGAGTATCGCCAGTTGAGTTGTCTTTTGGCTCAATTTTACCAGCATTTGCCTCTTGGTCATTATCTGGGCGAGGGTCTTTCAATGACTCTGGATCAACAGTAAAGTTAGTTGGGAACTCTTGCTTTGTTTTAGGATCTAAACATTCAGGGCACACCCTAAGACCAGTCCACTCAGTTTTTAACTGGCTAAACTTGATCTTATCGCCGCATCTATCGCAAATTGCAAAAGCATACTTGCCTTTAGTATATCTAGCCATCATTACTCGCAATCAAGTAGAGAGATCCAACCTCCGAATCAATCTGTCCAAACCTAATCATTTCCTCATCAAACAAAGCCTTCAACATTGGCACACGATCTAGTGCTTTCTTTAATGAAAGCATGTATGCCAATCCAGTAGTAATTACTGGCAATGCATTAATTGGAATATCAATAGTCTCAGTATACTGAGTTACATCTTCAATTCGCTCTTGATTATAATAACTCAAAGTATCAGTTGAATTCTCTGGTGCTGGATAAATATAAAGAGTAGGTGTTGCAGTCTTTTCAAAATAATATTGTGAAGGCCTGCTCTCTGTTGTTTTATTTGGTCGATTTTGATAATCAGATCTGTTAATTCTCAGCATAGTTGTATCAACTGAAGATCTTGTTAAAACAACATCTGAGATGTCAAGCACCTTATCATCAAGAGTGTATGTAGTCTGACCTTGTACTAATGATAGAGTAGTTCTAGTCATCTTCCAAAGTGCAGCATGCTCATTCTGCATGCCTTGAAGCAACAGGTTAAGGCTACGCTTTGCTGACTTTAAATCATAACCAGAACGAGTCTCGATTCCACAACGCTCATATGCCTCCTCGATGACATCATCAATTTGCAGAGTAAATGTGGTAGTACCTGAAGTTGCCATCACAGCTCCTCACTCAAGTATACTCTGTTAGGAACTGAATATGTGAACAGCGCATGGGTTAATGAATAATTACTAGTGAATTTAGGTCTGCCCCATGCATCAACAGCCAGTAGATTGGTACCGGCTCCTGTTGCGCAATTATGTAGGGTTACGTCCTGCGGCATTAGCTCTTGCTCACTTCCAAAATGATAACATAACTATCACCAGCACCGCCGCCGATTGTAGTAAACGCAATATCACCTGTCACACCAGCACCAGCATTATTCTGGATTCCTCCGATTGATCGGAAGTCCATATAGCCAATGTCGCTATTTGGGATAATTTGCGCTAGAACATCTGCGGTAGCATCAAAATATAGCTTGACTGAGATGCCATCTGTTGAATACCAGATACGCTGGATCTTGACGCTAGTTGGTGCGCCAGAAAGCTCTGACACATCAACTTTAACTACTGCTGCTTCATCTTCTGTAGCACCCATCTCAGCAGTAAACTTCATCACTGCCGTTTTAGATCCATCAGTTAGGGTTTGACTTGTAGCTGTAATAGCCATTTCGATTCTCCTGTAACTAGCCCCTCATGCGAGGGGCGTCACTTAAAAGATTAGGTAGTAGAGGTAGTCACTCCACCATCAGCATTAGTCTGACCGGTGTAATACCAGCTAGTACCATCAGAAATCATCTCAACCCAATCGCCTACTACTGCTACGTTAGCAACAAAATTGAAAGTATCTGCATTAGCATCATAAGGGCCGTCATCTGCAGTATCGACTTCAAGCTCATTGATGCCACCAATCATGATGTCAGCACCGCCATTAGTGGTGATAATGTAAGCAGTGGTAGGCGCTACCGACACAATGAATTTAAAACGCATTCCTGCTGCTGGAGCAGGAAGGGTAACAGTGAATCCACCGGCTAGACCAAGAAAGTATGTCTTGCCATTATCTGCTGCTACTAGAGTTTTGGCTGCTGCAAGAGTCTCTACAGAGCCAGTACCGTTTTGGAAGCCAGCAGTTGAATTTACTGGTCCTGAAAAATGAGTAGTTGCCATAATATTTCTCCTGTTTAGTTCAGTCAACTCCTATAGCTGGCGGCCATAGGATCTATTCAAATACTTAGTTTTACTCTCTATAAATTTAGAAAGTAAAAGTAAGTATCCCCTCATCAGAGGGGATTCTTACCATACTACTTAGGCACCTGGGCTGCCATATACTCCACGCCAGTCAGACCAGCCGAAGCTATAACGCTCACGAGCCTTGAAGCGAACATTACCAGTCTCGAAGTCACCTTCCATACCAGTCTTAATGCCAACACGCTTCATGTGCTTCAGACCGTTAGGTGCATCAGTTTTCAGGAACCATGCATCTGGGTCAGTCAGGAAGTGGTTGACACTGTATCCGCCAGGGATCGCAGAGGTTGAGCTCAGTGCATTCAGATCGTTATCAGCAGTAGCAACACGACCAGTACTATTCAGTACACGCTCTGCAACAAACTGAAGATCAGTAGGAATGCACAGATTAGAAGGCTGAATTGCAATCTTCAGTCCACGCTCATCGGTGAACTTAGCAATATCAATTACAGCATTCTCAAGTGAAGTCTCATTAAGATCAGCCGCAGTAGAAGGCTCATTAGAAACAGACGCTCCGTGCAGGAGAGTATGAGTTCCGCAAAGCTCTACGCCGTCACCGCCGGTATAGCTATTGCTAAAGGCGTTGTTAAGAACGGCAGCGCCCTTAACATTCTTAGTGTGAGACATAGAACGGGCGAGTGCCTTGGTGTAACGAGAGGAGAGCTTGTCATACAAGTTATCCTCAACTGCTTCCTCAGTAAGAGCAAACGCCAGAGCGATAGTCTCATGCTGATAGCGAGCAGTCCAGACTTCCTGCGCGGTGTCATAAGTTACGCCGCCGCCTTCAGCCTTAGTTGAAGCTTCACCAAAACCAGAGAGCAGTACCTCTTCCTCAAATGCGCGGTCAGAACTTTCAGTATCGAAAATGTCCTTCCACTCATCCTTGTAGCGGTCATACTCCATCCCAAAGAGAGCATTGAGGCCTGGCTCAAGCTCTTTAACCAATTGTGCGCGATTAATAGCCATTATTCATGCCTCCTTAAATTGCAGCGCCAGCTTGCGCACCAAGGGCGTGCTTACTGATTGTGACTTCGATCTCTGCGAACTCACCCCATGCATTGCCAGGCTTGTTAACAAGACCGAGCACACGGAAGAAATCATCAGCAGAGGCATCCTCATCTACCTGCTGAGCAGAACGACCATTACTGGTAGAACCAGAATCGGTGTTGTCCAGATCAACAAGAGCACCTACCAGAGTAGAAGCAGGAGTGCCTGAGCACTGTGCTGCGAATACAATGTTAGGATCATCATATACATAGGCTACTGCATCAGCATCAGCGAGTGTCGCCTGAGCTGCTGGCCAGTACTTACTAAAGACGATCTCACCAGCTTCGTTGGTGTATTTACAACCTGCAAAAACACCGAGGAAAGATGCTGAATCATCGTCGCCTACATCAATATAACCAGTCGCCAGAAGCTCAACCATATCACCACTGAAAATAGCAGTAGCAGAATCGGTTGCAATTGGGTACTCACTCATGCGAATAGTACCACCTGTCAAGTGACGAACTGGAGTAAAACCATTAGGGGCATCTGTATTTGCCATTTTGGACTCCTTGAATTATTTAACCAGTATTAGGACTACCAAAAGTCGCGCGGCTTGAATGCTCTGGTTTATCAATAGGCATTGACGCGTGACTCTGTTTCATTAAATCATTATCGATTGCAGCCTGCTGATCGGCTGTGCGTTGAGCATAATAAGCATTGCGCTGCTCAACAATCTCAAGAGGAATCTTAGCAAGAACCAAGCCACCTACTCCGATGAAGCCTTTATGCTGGCCTTCACCCATAGTTGGCAACTGATATTTTGCCGGTACGTCCTCAGGTTTCACAAGCTCATAACCTTCACGTAGTTTCTTGGTCATATTGGTACGATCCTCTTGACCAAGCATTTCGGTACGCAGCCAACGGTACTTAAACCCATCAGGAGCAGGAGGCGTCTCCAGCATTGAAGGCGGCTGCCAGGTTACAGGGCGAGACTCACTGTCTCGTGATTCAGTTTTGCGACTTTCTCGTGTCGTTGTTTCACTCATGATTTAATCCTCACGCAGTTTTCTTATACTTGGCATATTGCTCAAGGGGCACACCTAATTTGTTAGCGATTGAAACCTCGCTCGGTGTGAGTTTGACTTTATTGCCACGGTTAGTGGCTTTCCCTGTCCGGGATGCACCAGCTACCTGCTGATGTTTAGGAGGAGCATCAGACTCTATATTAGTATTCCCTAATTTAGTAGGAAAATTCGTCTTTAGCTCACTATTAAGCCTATTATAATATAAATCGCTCGTCGGGTCTACCCCTTCCTCTAATAATTTTTTGTGAATTCCGAATGCAGCATATGTCATCACCTCATCCTTACCGAACCACTCATTGCTTTCAGCCCATTCTTGCGCCTTCTCATCTACTGGAGCGGGTGCTTGTGGAGCCTGTTGCGTCTGCGGTGGTACTTGCTGCTGCATTTGCTGCTGTTGCTGCTGAGGCCGCTGTTGCTGTGCGCTACGCTTCCGCTTGGTAGCAACACGCTTCAAGTTCTCCTTTTCAACAGAGTAACGTGATAGATCGGTCTGAGCCTCCATCATTGCATCCACATCACCAACATCATGAGCCTTCTTGTAGTTCTCTTTTGCAATCTCAAGCTGCCCATCAATATTTTTAACATATTGAGTGAACAGAGCCTCATCTTTAGTTCGCACCTGATTCTGTAGCTGATTTGATTGCTGGCCTAGCTGCTCTTGTACACCTTGGGCATACTGAATAGCAGCCTGTTCTCTACGCTCTGCTTCACGCAGTTTATGCGTCAGCTTAGAAATACGTTTTTGAACTTTCTTGCTATATTGCTCAACTTCATCATCAGCATTCGTACTGGATTCCTCATGATCCTCTTCAGCAGACGCTTCTGTTGTTCGCTCAGCTTCGGCAGCTGGCTCCTGCTGTTTATTATCATCCTGTTCTACCTCAACCTCTACTTCAACTTCTTCATTTTCACTATTTATTGGATCCATTGCAGACTCCTTATGATCTGTATGTTGTCAGGATTACATCTGGTGATGTAACTGTGGCAATAACTTCATCGTCATTGATAATACGAATTTCCCCGCCTTCAATTGGAATTCTAGCTCCAGAATAACGTCCGAATAGAATCCAATCACCCTCTTTACACCAAGTTGATTGGTAGCGTGATTTGTCCTTATAAGCATCCTCGCCAACTCGCAATACATAACCAACTACTGTTGCAAGACGTTCGCGCTCTACAGTCTCTTCTGTAAGATGTATCCCACCTTTAGTTGTGCGCTTGCCCTGAAAAGGCATAATCAAGAGTCTATAGCCAGTAGGCTGCGGCAACTGGTCAATC